GCAAGTCACAAAAAAATGTAGCACCATCTGGCAACTCGAATGAAAATAACTCTGGGTTCCAGCGTGGAACTTGACTGTCCCTTTTGGGGTTATGCATTGGCTCTTGAATGTTGGGGAAATCAGGCTCAATGTCAGGGCATATTTCATATCGACCAGAAATCAACGCCTTCTCAACGATTGAAATACTTTTTGGTATTTTTGGTATTATTTTCATGACGTAGAACTAACTATTTAGTCTTGCTAGCGCCACCAGTTGCATTTTCAGGCATTCATAAGCATCGTACTGTGCAAGCAATGCATTGTTTTCGTCAACAGAAAGATTTACCGGATTCTCCATATCTGGCTTAAGGTCAACATCTTCCACTCCAAGGGAAAAAGCAAGCGTGTATATGGAATACTCAAGAATCTGAATAGCCTGGGCTTTGGCTTTGGCGAGCTGTTCTGCAGAAAGTGTCATGTTTTTAAAATTAGTTCGCTATTTTTGATTTAATGCTATTAATTTTTGACAGGAAATCAGAGATAAGTTTATGCCCATGAATGATTCTTCCGTCTTCAGAACCGGGTTCAAAGTTCTCTTCGTCAAACGTATCAGGGTCAAATCCTTCGGCCAGGAGTCTTTCCATGAGCTGTCTTTCCAGGTCCTTCAGGGTGCGCTGGTATACAAGTTTCTTTTCCTGTGTTGTAAATGAAGACTCAAATTTCATGATTGCTCCGTCTTGATGTTGTTGTCCAAGCACCCATATTTTACACTATGGATTGGCCAATTTAGGCAGCCCGGTAAAACTTGGACCTATTTTATTACCATCGGCGTCAAGACCTGTACGAATTCCTTTTGTCCATGTCCATGGGTTTTCAACTTGATTTTTTGATTTCATCACTCCGTATTTCATCCGAGAAGCAATCAACTTTGAGTCATCCCAAAGGGTTGATTCAATGATTTCAACATTTTCGAGGACGGAATTGTCGTAAATGTTAAAAAAACAAAATGGTTCGCCGGCTTTAAATGTGACAGGTTCTCCAATTTTTGTAATTTTCCAGTTCATTTGAGACTCATCTGGCCACCAAAAACTTGGAATTGTTGCCGTCAGTGGGACCGCTCCATCCACAAAATAGTTTGGTGAACCAGAGAACCAGGTGTTATAGCCTTCTTCTGTGTTCATTACCCACCCCATGTTTATTGAAATCATTCCAATAATCGACGAGATTGCCTGAACCCTACCGGAAGAGGTCACCTCTCCAGAAAGAATTGATGGTGGAGTATTACCACCATCCCACTGGACAACAAGGTCCTCCTCCATGACAATCTCCCAACCATAAACATTCGCAACCGTCATCGGAAGGCACTGATATGCGTGCTTATTGTAGGTTTCATCCATCCAGTCGCGCTTGATTCGTGACTGATTTATTTTCGGAGGATGTTGATGTGTTTTTTTTAAAAACAATTTTGTCATTTTTTGTAAATAAACCTATCCACCTGATTCGCGCTTGGACTAACTATACCCGGCCCATACTCCGCATCGGTGCCATCCATATTTTTCCCGTAACCCTTCCAGAGCTTGTGATACCTATCGTTATAGTCAAACATTGTCACGGCAGCATATTTCGTACCTCTTGTAACAGGCCTCGAAGCATGCGAGTAAATATACGTCGATGGGAACAAAACAATATCCCCATACGTTGGTTTGAATGTGACATCAAGGAACGGGAAAAATAATTCCCCACCGTCGTAGTTATCGTTCAAATACATAACAGAAGAAACTGTACAGACGTAAGAAAAACCATGGTCTGCGTGTACGTTAAAGTGCTGTCCCTCGTTGTACCTGACATAATTTATTGCTTCCATGAAATCCATACGAATGTTATAACGAGATTCATAGTCCTGTAAACAAGCGGTTAGCCCCACCACTGTATCGTTGTATATGTTTATTAATTCGCTAAATTGTTCTGGGCAATTCTCAAAGTGCGCAGGACTCATTTTGCAATCAACACAGTCCCTATAATCCTTCATGACTTGCCCATCACCAACAAGGGCTTCCATCCATGAGTAAGGAGGTGTCTCACTGTTCCCTATTGTCTCCTCAAGACGCTCGGGTATTTTTAAGTCTTCATTCAGAACGTTTCTATAGACTAAAAAACCGGCTTTTGGGTCTCCAATATATTCAACATCAATGTTTCTCATAGAATCAAACTATAGCCCGAAACCATAAAGGAAACACCAACCTGCTTCCAGACAAGACACTTTCAACGTAGTGAGAGTGGGAGATACCGCTGGGGAAAATAATACAGCTTCCAGAAATTGGTCTATAGGAATATTCAATTTTTGGGAAAACTAATTCACCGCCAACGAAGTCGTCATTAAAATACACAACTGCTGATACAGCAAAATCGCTACATCCATCCTTTGGCGTTCCATCCATGTTTTGGCTATCTGCGTGCTCCTCGGGGGTGCTTCCTGGAAGCGTTTCAAAAACAACTATTTGACTCGCATATAGCTCAACCCCAAATGATTCCTCGGCTACAACTCTGACCCTCTCATTTATGTCACACAAAAGACCATAAACAAAATCACTTGATTCAAGTATTGCTTCGCCGCTATAATAAAAAACACCGCTATCACTGGAAGCAGTTTTACTGTCTGCGCTAATCGACCTTATGGAATCAACAATAGATTTGCACTCGCGTGCAGAAACTATTTCGTATTCATGCACTATATTCACTGAATTAAACCACAGAATAAAATGACGGAGTAGTGTATCTGTTCCCGCTTCTTATCATGGTCACACCATGTAGGTAATTGACATCCCCCGGGTGGGCGATTGCTAATCCTGGTTTTGGTTTTACTGTTATATCGTGCTGGGGATAGAATAACTCACCACCTTCAAAATCATCATTGTAGTAAAAAAGAGAATTTAAATCGTAGTCAACGAAGGCGTTGGGCTCTCCATTGTTCAGTTGTTTGTCGGCATGTGGGCGCTGTTCAATACCTGGACGCCACTTCATGATGACTGGTGGGCGTGGTGAAAGTTTTAGATTGTAAATGTCCTCTAGCGCTAATTGCATTTTGTTTATGTATTTTTCAATTATTTTAAAAACTGGCACTGAAAGTCTTTGGAGGATGTCGCTACTACACTGCCTGTCGTTCCAGTAATCGGCATTATAAAGACACGTCCCATCTTCAGCGTAAACGCTTTCTTTTGAGTTATTCCACTCATTTATTGTCGGGCAGAAATCTTGAATAATTTCCAAGTCGTCTTTTTCTATAAAGTTCTCAAAAACATGTATATTTTCAGGACCAGAGCCAAAATGCCCTGGGGCAATCTTCCATGGCGCATCCTCGGTTGATTCCATCACTACATGTTAGCAATTATTTCCAAGACTCGCTGACGCGACGGTATAGCTCTATATCTATCTCTGTCTTGGATTCGATGATTTTTGTGTGGCGTTTACTTATTTTAAATTTTGGTTCAGGAGTTCTATTGACTACTTCCTGGTTTCCGTCAATTTGTATTCCAAATAAATTCTTTAATATTGGGTTTATTTTTTCAATTAATAAGTTTCTTTTTTCTAAAGTTCCTATTATTATTCCGTTTATTCTATTTTCGACGTCTTGGTATGATTTCGGTTTTTCTAAAAAAAACGATTTTTCCTCAGAAAATATTAAATTTCCAAAATCATCTCCAACCAATTGTTCCATGCTTGAAATTTTAGAATACAAAAAACATGATTGCGGGTTATCGCACCCAGTCATGCCCTCGAACCTTGTATTGATTTCATTATCATTTGATAAAAACAAATCAAGATATTCTTCATTAAACTCTACTGAAGATTGATATGCAGCATACTTGGCTAAACTGAGGTACTGCGCAAACGGCTCTCGCACCATGGAAAATGTTATTAGCCCGTCTATTACATCAATTGGATTTCTTGCAAAATGTCCACATATAATATTGTACGAATTTGCTATTTCTGGGTCAAAAACAAACTCAAACTCACCGGGTAAATAAACTTTTCTATTAGCATCTTGCGAATATACTTTTGCGTAATTTTCTGATTTTGAATTTTTAGCCGCATCAAGTAATTCATATTGCATTTTCATTCCAGAAGTTTTTGGTATATGCAGAAAATATAAATATTTATTTTGCATCCATAACTGCCATTTCCATGAGCGTCCTGTGCTTTACAGGAATCCAGAAATGTGGTGAAGTGAAACGAACCCCGTCAGTTACTTCTGTGACTCCATGTGCATACATATTCGTTGACGGGAAAAAAATAAGAGTTCCTGGTTTTGGTTTGATGTGAATATTGTATTTTGGGAAAAACAACTCACCGCCCTCGTAGTCGTCATTCAGATAAAGTATTGAGCCATAATCGACTATGTAGTTGTACCCAGGCCATCCAGCAGCTGTCTCCCCATCCGCATGAACTCCTTGGTGTTCACCAGGGTTCCATTTTCTTATTCCAGGTTTTGTTGACTCTAAGAATCTACCGAATTTGTATTCAACTTCTCTTTGAACGTTATTTACACATTCTTGAAGTATTTCGAACACCTCACTTGACCCAGAGGAAAGTTTTTCCCATGTATGCAGGCTGTCTGTTCCGAGCTGACTCTTCGTTTCCCATTCAGTGATTGAATTGCAGTAAGTAATTATTTTATTTAAGTGTTTTTCATCAATAAAATTTTCTTTAATTACTATGTTTGATGGGTCGGCAAACGGGAGACTATCAAGCTCTACTGATTCTTCCCGGAACATCATCCGGAAACCTCACTTAAATCCAGGTCCGAATGGTGGAGGGAAGAATGGTGGGAAGAAAGGTGGGAAAAACGGAGGGAAGAACGGCGGGAAGAAAGGAGGGAAAAATGGAGGGAAGAAAGGAGGGAAAAATGGAGGAAAGTAAGGTGGAAAATATGGCGGAGCAACAGGGGTAACAGAGTTTGAGCTTCCAGATGTTTGAGAACCGTAAGCATTTGATGCGGTGACTGTAAATGTATATGCGGTTCCATTGGTCAAACCAGTTATCGTAATTGGCGATGCACCAGTCCCAGTAAGACCGCCAGGGGAAGAAGTAGCGGTGAATGTAGTCGTTCCGGTTCCAGCAGCTCCAGCTGTGTATGCAACAGTTGCCTGAGCGTTCCCTCCTGATGCGCTTCCGATTGTCGGAGCGCCAGGCCTATTTCCTGCTGTTACGGAGTTCGATGAAGAAGAATCTACTGTTCCGTAAGTCGTTGATGTTCTGACTATAAATGTGTAAGCCTGCCCAGCAGTCAGTCCAGTTGCTCTAATTGGGCTTGTGCCAGTGAACTGAGTGCCACCAGGGCTTGTTATTGCTGTGTATGTTGGCGAACCCGTTCCTGCTGAGCCGGGAGTAAATGGAATGTCAATAGCCCTATCAACGTTCTGAACTATCGCCGCGGTGCCAATGGTCGCAGCTGTTGGTGCGTTACCAGCAGTTACCGAGTTAGATGCAGTAGAAGATGCTGAACCAAATAAGTTAGAAGCAGTTACTGTGAATGTATATGAAGTTCCAGCTGTAAGGCCAGTAACACGTATTGGGCTAGAACCAGTTGCAGTTATACTACCAGGAGATGAAGTTGCGGTAAATGTTGTTACGCCAGTTCCAGCAGCTCCAGCTG